AAAACTTCAATCATGAAAAAATATTAAGTACTGTTGTAAATAGTTTTAATAATATTTATTATAATTATCTTATTGCAGATTATGGCGGTAAATTGGTTTATAACGAAGGTATTAATATTGACTACCAAGCACCTTCTTTTTCAGTTAAAGAACTTTGGAAGCTAATATTTTCAACATTTGGGTTTAATTGTGATTATACTAACTTAGAATATATTGATGGGTTATACATTACGTATCCAAAAGATACCGCGGAAGGTCAGGAAAATGAATTAGTTGCCGTAATGACAAAGGGCCCATTTCAAGATTATAGAATGGCATCTTTAGGAGGTGTTTCTTCAATTGTTCAAGAGCAACGTTCATGGACCACTTCGGCAATAACAGAAGGATATTTATTGTATAACTGGAATTATATTTGTCCCGAAACAACATCTTATTTATTTGATTTAACTTCTGAAATGTATGTTGTTTATAGACAACTTATTACTAATAAAAAAACAAATGTTAATCCCAGAGTTGATATTTTAAAAAACGGAATAGTTGCCGGATCTATTTTAGCGTCTGAAGGTATTGCAGGAGAGGCAAGAAGCTTGTTGTTAACAATATCTTGTGACGCGGGTGATGTCATAGAAGTATTTATAACTTCTCCAACTACTAGCCCGGGTGGTTCAATAAAAATACTTCAATGGAGGCATAATAGTACAATATTAAATGTTTATAAAACAGATTTAGGAACCGTTAATCTTGAAAATGAATTAAAAGATTTCTTAGTAAAAGATTTTATAAAGGAAATATTATGGCGTACTGGACTAACTCCAATTTATGAGTTAGAATCAAACACCGTTAAATTTATAAAATTAGATAGTCGGATAGATTTTGATAACGCACAAGACATGTCGCATACTTTTGTAAAAAGAACTAACGAAATTTACGCTAATGATTATGCGCAAAAGAATGTGTTTGCATTAAAAAAGAATGATGAAACAGATTTAACTGGTGATGGATATTTATATGTTTTTAATCGTAATTTAGAAGATGAAAAAACGATTGTAAGTTCTAAAATATATGCTCCGGATAAAAAACAAGTAACAGAAAATTGGTTTGAAATAAAATCTAACCAATATAAAATTTGGCAAATAGAAATTAAAGAAGATCAAGACGCAGGACCTGAATTGCAAATTTCTTATAAAGGATTATCCGGAAGGTTTTATTTTTTAAGAAAACAAACAGTTGATCGTGACGGAATAGGTTATAAATTAATTTCTGAAAAACTAAACGATGAACAGGAAGTACCTCAAATACATATTGGAATAAATACAGATACGCTTTTCGAAGAGGCTGTTTATAACAATTACCAAGAGTATCAAAGAATATTTAGTAATTTTAGAATACATTCAATAGAGCAAGTATTAACGATAAATGATTTCATTGGACTTGATCTGACAAGACCAGTTTTTTTTAAACAAGAGAATGCATTTTACATTTGCAACAAAGTGCCATACGAAGAAGGTAAAAACTCAGTTGGTGAATTTATAAAAATTAATAAAGTATAGTAATGGCAGAGATTATAAATTTAGCGACATTCAATTTAGATACTCAAAAATTAGAAAGCAATCTATCTAATTTACAAGAAACATATTTCGATTTAAGAAAAGCTCAAAAAGAATATGCGGATCAGTCAAAAGAAACCGCAAGGCAAATAGATATACTTACCAAAACACAAAAGGCTTTGACTGCTGCGTCTGGAGATAACACAGAAGCTATTTCTAAAAACGACAAAGAATTAGAAGATCTTTTAAAAACACAAAAGGAACTTTATAAGTCTGAACAGAACTTAGGAATACAGATGGGTGTTGTTCGAAAAGAAATTAATCAAACTACAACTCAATTAACCGCATATCAAAACGCAGAAGCTAAGACAACATCATTAATTACTTTAGGTAACGCAGCTATTGATAGACAGATAAAAAATAAAAATGAAGCTAGAGCTGCTAACATTGCTTTAAATAATGTTTCAAATCAATTAAACCCTGAAATAGAAGAAGAGGCAGAATTATTATCCCAGGTTAATGCTCAGATAGATAAAAATACTGCATTTATAAAAGAAAACACTTCAGAAGTAGGCAAGGTTAAAATGGAAATAGGTAATTATGCCAAAGGTATTAAAGATGCTTTAGGCGAATTAAATCCTTTTAACGGTGGTTTAATGTCTTTTATAGAAAGATCCAAAGAAGCTGGTGGTGCCGGTAATTTGTTTACAGGAGCATTCACCGCTTTAAGAGTAGGTATAGTCGGAGCTATTCAGGCAGGATTAGCTTTTATAGCAACTCCAATTGGTGCTGCAATTGCCGCGTTAGCTGTTGCAGTTGGCTTAGTAGTTGGTGCGTTTAAATTAGCTAAAGCGTCGCTTACAAGTACCGAGGAAGGAACTCAAAAGCTTGCCGTTGTTACTGGAGCAATTACAGGGATATTTAAAGGCTTATTTAATATTATTAAACCACTCGGAACATTTCTTGCCGATGTGTTTATAAAGGTTCTTGAAAACGTAGGTAAGGCAGCTGAATATACTTTGGGACTTGTCGCAGATGCATTAGATTTTTTAGGTTTTGAAGACAGCGCAAAAAGCGTTCGTAAATTTACCTCGGAGGTAAAAGCTTCGTCGGTTGCGGCTGCCAATTTAGCCAGAGCCGAAGGGGAATTGGCAGTACAACAAAGAAATGCACGAAAGATACAATTAGAATATCAAAAGACTGCTGAGAAATTAAGACAACAAAGGGATGACGAAACTAAATCTATAGCTCAAAGAATTGCAATTAACAATCAATTAGGATCTGTTTTGCAAAAGCAATCAGCTTCTGAGTTAGCTATAGCAAATAAGCAATTACAAGTAGCTAATTTAAAATTAAAAGCAGAGGGACAGACTACAGACGCATTAAACGCCAGGGCCGAAGCCGAAGCTAACATAGCAGACATTCAGGAACGAATAACCGGCCAAGAATCTGAACAATTAGCCAATTTAAATTCATTACGTAAAGAAGCTGCTGATGCTGAGAAAGCAAGACAAGAAAAAGCAACAGAAGAACAATTAAAATTATCCAAGGCACGAATTGATGCATTCATAGCTGAACAAGGGTTTAAACGTAAATCAGCAGAGGATGAATATAATTATAATTATGAGCTTTACAATAAAGAATATGCAGATTTAAAATTACAACTTAGCAAAAAGAAAATTAGCCAGGCAGAATTTGATTCACAAATGGCTCAGTTAAGAGTTGATTATTTGGCTAAAAATGCAGATCTAACAATTCAGAATGCGGAACTTGAATATAATATTGAAGTTGATAAAAATCAAAGAATACTTGATAATGATAAGTTTTTATCGGCTCAACAATATGAATTAAAAAGACAAGCGTTAGCGAATAATTTAAAAGCTGATCAAGAGTATCAAAAAATACGTTTAGAGCAAGGGGCTATTAACGAACAAGAATACAATGCTGAAATAAATCGCGTTAATGAAGAAAACAGAATTGCTAATGAACAATTAGCAATAGAAAGAGAAGCATCTGTAAAAGAAAAGGCATTACTTGATTTAGAAAACCAAAAAGTTGCTAATGAGGAAAACTTTTTAGCACAAGCAGAGATTGAAAAAGCACAAAACGAAATAAAAAGACAGCAAGAAATTGCAGATGCTGAGCAAACAGGCGCAGATATATCTTTAATCAATGCCAAGTATGCGCAGATGAATGAAGATATTGAAAAATCAGTACAAGCTAATAAAGTTCAATTGGCAAGTGATGCATTTGGAAGTCTTGCAACTATATTCGGAGCAGAAAGCAAAGCCGGAAAAGCTGCAGCAATTGCGCAAACTACAATTGATACATATAAATCCGCAACATCTGCTTATAGCGCATTATCTGGAATACCAATTGTTGGGCCAGTATTAGGAGGAATTGCCGCGGGAGCTGCGGTTGTTGCGGGATTAGCTAACGTTAAAAAAATAACAGCTACTAAAACGCCTACAATTAGTAAATCACCTAGTTATGCAACTGGTGTAATTGGATTACGTGGATCAGGTTCCGGAATTAGCGATAATATAAATACAAACTTATCAGCAGGTGAAAGCGTAATTAATGCGCGTTCAACTTCAATGTTTGCAAATGAATTAAGCGCAATAAATCAAGCTGGTGGAGGTGTTGGAATTAATGGAGCATCAAACATTTTAAATCAAAACGATTTGAATAATAATGCGAACAATTCACAAATGGTTCAAATGATTGCTGAAGCCGTTGCGATTGGAGCAGAAGCCGGAACTAAATCAGGTTCTCAATCAGGAATAAAAGAATTGTCTAACGACCGTAAAGTAATGGCTGATGCAAAGTTTTAAAAAGAAAATAGTATCTTTGGTAACGAACGGAATTGAGCCGTTAGAGGTTGGTATGCATAATTTCTGTAATCCTGTTTTAGAAATAGAACGGTTGGCGGAAAATAGAATGAACGAGTGTTCCGGATGCGAGTTCTTCCAAACAGAACCAATTTCGTTTTTGCGTGTTGTGGATACTCGTATTGTAGAACTTTCAAATATGTATTGCGAGGAATGTGGTTGTACATCATCTTATAAATTACGTCAATCAATAACTAAGTGTAAAAATTGGAGCGAATGAAAGTAGCAAATTATATAAGTTCAAATATTAAGATTGTGCAAACATTCGTAAAGATTGGACGTATGCCTTTATCGATTATGACGGATTACGATATTTATTTATTTTATAAATCTATTGATTACGAATCGGCTCAGATGAAGAAATACGATATTGTAAGTAGACATTTTAAAATATCAGTTAATACAGTTCGTAGGGCAATTGTAGACATGGAAAAAAATATAAACCCTTAGCTAATAACTAAGGGTTTTGTTTTATTTTTTAAACTTTCTTTTAATCCAATCAACAAAAAATAATACTGAGATAAATAATGCGAATATAACTAAGATAGATATACCTATTATGTCCTTCATGTTCCATACAAATATTACTTTATTTTCCATAATTATAAATTAAAGTATTTAATAATGTCAATATGTAAATGGTAGTGATTTAAAATAACAAATATTCCAAAAGCAAAACCAATTACGGAATTAACCCAATGCAAAATAGTGTAAGCGATAGAAAACTTTAATAGTTTTGATAATGGTGCTATTACTAAAAAGTTAAAAGTAATGAATAATAAAAATACGCTCCATTGAAAAGTAAACAGCCCTATAAACATCCATAGTAAAAGAGTAGATAGCCATAGTTTTGTTTTAAGTTCAGATTTATACTCAGGAGAAAAATCATCCCATTTTTTGCCTTTAAATTCTTTTGATAATTTAAAAAACTTTCTTGCATCTTCTGTTTTTTCTACAGGACTTAGTATCCAATTAAGTTCATAAAAAACAAAGAAGATTGTGTAAATGTAAAATAATGTAGTCATAACGATATTATTTAAAATAAAAAACGCCACCCCTCGCTACAAAGAATGACGTTTTAATATATTTTTTAGTTGTAGCGAGCAACAAAGATAGTAATGTTTTTAAATTGACCAAATATTTTGACAATGTTTTTTTGAATAGTAAGCAATGTTATACTTTAATTTTATATAAAATTTAAAATTCAATGCACGAAATCAAAATATATGGTGAGATAGTTCCTTTCGAAGAGCAATGGATAATTGACCAAGGAGGATTTTACAACTTGTCAACGCTTCAGCAGTCTTTAAAAGAAGCTAAAGGAAAAGATATTAAAGTTCGTATTCGTTCTTTTGGTGGCGATGTTGAAACAGGATTCACTATGTACAATGAGTTACGTAGATATGCTAAAGAAAACAGCGCAAAGGTTACGACATTAGGAGAAGGACAAGTTGCTTCAATTGCAACAGTTATTTTTCTTGCAGGAGACGAAAGAATTTTAACAGGACATACTGAACCATTCGTTCATAATGCATGGACTTATTCAGAAGGAGATTCAAAAACATTGGTTCGTGTCGCTGCTGAATTAGAAAAGTGTAACAACATGATTGCAGACCATTACGCATTACATACTGATTTGACACGTGAAGAAGCATTGGCGTTAATGGACGCAGATACATCTATTACTCCAGAAGAAGCCGTTAAAATACGTTTTGCAACTTATATAGAAGAGGTTTTAAGACCAGTGGCATTAAAAAGATTTAGTACTAACAATAAATTAAATACAATGAGTAATAAAACAAAAAGATTAACATTCTACGCTAAGAAAACGCTAGGAATGGTTTCTAACAAATTGGTAGTTACTGCCGACGGTAAAGATTTAGATTTTTACGAATTAGAAGATGATGCCGTAATTAAAGTTGGCGATAAAGCTTACTACGATGGTATGGATGCCGATGGTAGTTTTATTATGCCTGACGGAGAAACTTATGTATTCATTGCAGGCGAGTTGCAAGAAATAAAATCAGAAGATGAAACTGATGCAAACAGCGCAGAAGATTTAGCCGAAGCAGAAACAACAATTGTTGCATTGACTGACAAAGTAAATGAGCTTATCAATACTGTTTCAGAATTGCAAGCAAGCAATAGCGCTAAAGATGTTTTGATTGCAGGATATAAAGCAAGTTCAAAACCTGCTCCGAATCAATCAAAAGAAGCTCCTAAAGAAAAGGAAAAAGAAGCAACACCTTCTAAAGCTTCTCAGGCAGTTGCAAATTTAAATAAAAACGTAATAAAAAAATAAAAAATGGCAATTACAACAAATTTTAACACAGCGGTTCTTGCATTGGTTGATGACCTTGTAACTGCTGATAGAGTAGACATATCAAACGCAATTTATATGAGCACCTTTGAGGTGGGAGATATTGCGGAAGGTCATCAAATTGTAACAGGTATTCGTCCTGGTGCGCTAATTCCTATTTTGGATAATTCGCCAAACTATGAAGCGTTTCCTGTAAAAGCAAATAACAACTGTGTTATTCCTGCATGTGATTTAGATTTGGGGTTCTCAACTAAAGCATGGGAAACGGCAATGATTGCTTGTAAAATTCCAATCTGTATCAATTCATTTGATGAAAACTTTTTGCTTTTCTGGAATCAACACAAACGTATTTTTGGCGATGCTGATTTAAACAGCGCATTACTTCAATACATCATAGATTTATTCCAAAAGAATTTAAGAGCTGCAATATGGCGTAGAGTTTGGTTCGCTGATTCTGCAAGTTCAAATGATTATCTTGAAGGTGCTGATGGTATTTTCACGCAAGCTGAAGCAATGGACGGTTACAAAATTGAAGTTGCTGAAAATGTTGCTGGAACCGGTTTAACTGGTCCTGCTTTGTACGCCTACTTAACTGAAGCTTACGAATATGCATCTTTACAACCTTGGTGGAATCCTGCAACAGCTCGTTTTGAAATGACACAAGCAATGGCAGCGGTTTTGGTTTCATGGTTGAATTCAATCGGAGATAGAACAGGAATCAATTGCGAGTGCTATTCTGCTGACGGTTTAACTGCTCAAAGAACTTATTCAGTTGATGGAATGTTGAAGATTTTCGGAATCACTGTTCATGTTCATAGAGAGTTTGACGGTGTTATTAATGCTTTTGCTCTAGGTAATCCTTACAGAGCAATTCTAACAAGCGATACAAACATCTTAATCGGTACAACTGAATTAGATCAATTGCCTGCTTTCGATATTTGGTATTCAAAAGATGATGACCAAATTTACATCAAAGGCGGTGCGAATGTGGGTGCTGCATTAGTTACAAATCAATATGTTTACATTGGTGCTGAAACAGCTTCGCCAAGTGTTTAATCTTAAAAAACAAATAAAATGGCAGTAGCAAGTATATGCGGTACATTAAAAAACGGTCAGGACGCAAGTTGCATTGCTCCTGCCCGTAGATTTTACCAACAGGCGGTAGTTATTAATAAAGCAGATATTGATCCCGAATCAGTTGTTTTAAGCGTTCCTACGGCAGAAGATCCTGATTGTTTATATAACGTTCAGTTCTCTTTGAAAGATGGTAAGACAGGTTTTAGATTTACTGGTCCAGAATCAGGAAGCTCTTATAAAGGATATTTTGATAAAACATTATCTGATTTAGGATTTACACAATACAAACATAATGCGCAGCTTTTAATTGTAGGATCTACAGAAGAAGCAAAATGTATTTTGGATTCATTGAGTAAAGGTAAATACGTTGTTGTTTATCAATTTACTGACGGAACTGTTGAGGTTTATGGATTTGAAAACGGTTTAACTACCGGAGATTTTACTTATGACGTTCAAGAAGGCGGTGGAGGTACTGCAATTGTTTTATCTTCTTTAGATATTGCACCTGAGAATTACGTACCTTTGGTTTATCAATCAACACCTCCAGGATCTGAAAATGCAGATTTCGACGCTAATTTCGATAATGGAGCGCCAAGTGTTTAATTATGACAATTAATGAATTTATATTATTAGATAAAGCTAAGGTTAGAAGAGATTCTAACCTTATGTCTTTATACCTAGATTTTTTTAAAACTGCTTTTGGAAGAGTGCCGAATTGTGCCGGATGTTCATTTGGTACGGATTGGCAAAAATTAGTATCTTTATACTCAATAAAAGGAGAAAAAAAAGTAACTTTACAAAAAGGTAAAATCATGAATACAATTTCAATTAAAAAAATACAAGGTAAAATTTTGACTTATCGTAAAGATGGTAAAACGTTCCGTCAATATGATAATATTTTAACCGATGAATTTATTAAAGAATTTATTGTTTCGGGTACTGAAGAAGAAAATAAAGAACGTGTAAAAATGTTTAATTTTCCTGTTGAAGAAATCTCTGTTAATTCAACTACATTTATTAACACTTCAAAAGTAGATGCTAAATTAGAAGAAGTAAAAAAAACATTATCACCTTATTCAACTGATGAAGAAATTAACAATGCAGTAAAAGAAGTTGTTGATGTTATTGAAGTTAAGCCATCATACGCAGGCAAAAAACGAGGTCCTAAAAAACGTAAATAATGGATTTACCTAAAATACCAGTTGGCAAATACAGAGCTAAATTCATTGAGCTTTACCGTAGGTTCATTCCATTGGCAGATACCAAGGACGAATCTATTTATTACAATGGCGAAAACAATCTTTATCCAAACGAGATTGAATTAGCTATTTTAAACAGCCCCTCCGGTAAATCAGCATCTAAGGTTTTTGCTAAATACATTTCAGGTAAAGGAGTTGAAAATGATATAATCGTTAATCCAGATAAAAACTATAAACTTTCTAAGATTGTTAGAATGTCGGCAGTTGATGTTTCAAGACAAAACGGTACGTTCTTTCATATTGGGCAAACACTAGAAAATGCGGTTCTAAAACCTACGATTGATATTTTAGAATACACAAAGTCAAGAATAGGAAAAGAAGATGATAATGATTATATTTCAAAGTATTGGCTAAAAGATTGTTCTATTGAAAAGAAAGGTTTTGGTAAATCTACAAAAACAGATACAGGCGAATGGTACTATCCATTTGATAATAATCCTGACGTAATTTTAGCGCAAATAAAGGCTGATTATTTAGCAACTGAGCCGAAAGAACTTGAAGTTGATTTAGCCGTTATGTTACCTTATTATCGTGGTCAGGTTTACTACATGAACCTAACACCCGAATTTAAATATGCGCTTTCTCCATTTGATGCTTGTTATAACGACCTTGATAGTGAGTATAGAGTTTCAATGTTTACCAATAGAAATGTGCGAACAGGATTCTTAGGTAAAACTTATGTTATTACTGCGGGACTAGACGAAGAAGATGTTAAAAAAACTGATGAAGATATTGCAAAATGGCTAGGATCTGAAAACATAGGGGGAACGTATCACTTAGCATTAGAAGCCGGAGCAGAAGTTGAAAAAGTGTTTAAGGTAGGGCAAGTAAAAGCTGAATATGACGATAAATTATTTTCAGAAACTAAAACGACTTTAAGAGATAATATTTACTCTCAGGCAAACAACATTCCTGCTCAACTTGTAAAGGCAGAATCATCAATTTTCGGAACTCAGTCAGAAACTTATTTAGAAATGAAGAAGTTTTATACTGAGCAAACGCAAGACGAACGAAAAGAGATTGAAGATACACTAACCTATTTAGGCTTTCCGTGTAAAATTATTCCAATTGTTGATATATCAATAAAAGAATTAGTTGAAGGTGTTCAAGAGGTGGTTGTTGACGATGCAACGAAAGAAGCTCAAGCAAATTTACGCGGATCTGTTGGAGGTGTAACAGGGGTTTTGCAAGTTCAAGCATCTTTTTCACAAGGGTTGACAGATTATAATAGTGCTATGACAATATTTACAGAAATTTACGGATTTACTAAAGAGGTTGCAGATGCGCTTTTAGGCAGTCCAGAAAAAATTGATCCAGATGAATCTACTACCACAACAATATAATTGCATTGGAATACTCGCAAAACATTGCGACTTATCAAAACTATGCGTTGCAGAAAATGAAGCTTCAAATTTTGATTTGGCTGAGTTGTTTTGTGATTTTTGGGTTGAAATTGAGCAAATAAATGCAGAGATTATTGCTTATGACAATGCAGAAGATCCAAAACCACCTGTTCCAGAGAACTATACAGAGAAAAAAGCACTGTTAGATGGTGGTAATTATACTGATTGCGGTGGTAAATTAAGACCATTCGAGGGTATTTACAAAATAATGGCTTATTATTCGTATTCTCGTTACGTTATGCTAAACGGATTTAATGATACAGCTACCGGATTGGTACAAAAAACAAATGAATTTTCAATACCAATAGATCAAAAAGCGTTAAATAACTTTGCCGATAAATACAGAAACATGGGTTTAATTTCATTTGAAAGAACGCAAAGATATATTTGTCAAAATACAACAATTTTCGATTACACACATTGTCCTAAAGATAAATGCGGATGCGGTTCAGATAAATGCGGAGGAACAAAAGCAAAAGGTTACGGATTCAGATCTTCAAATGTAAATAAATAATGAGTTGCGAACAATTACGAAACGGTTTAGATTTGTCATGCGGTAATGTTATAAAAAACTATTATCAACAAGCCGTTTTGGTTAATCGCGCGGATGTTTTAAATAAACAAATACTAACGAGTACGGTTTCTATTGAAGGGGTTTACGAATGCAGATACAAAGTATTATTTAATTTAAAAGAAGATTTATCAGGGTTTTTATTTTCAATGACAGAAAACGGGTCTACTATTTTTGGGACAGTTGAGAAGTCAGTTGTAAACGGAATACCTCAATATTTACATGGGGTTACGATAAATGTTTTGGGAGTAAATCAAATGGTTAAATGTACGCTTCAACAATTAGACAATGCAGATTATTTTGTTGCTTTGCAATTGTATGATGGGACTGTAGAAATATATGGATTTGAATTTGGAATGACAACGAGCAATTATACTTACGATCCACAAAACGCAAACGGTGGGGCAATTATAAAACTTGTTTCTTTATCCGAAGCATTGGAAGATGAATTGCCGTTTATTTATGAAGGTGGCCCGAATGACTTTGATAATTTATTTCAAGATGTTGTGTTCACGCCTAATGGAGATTTCAATGATGATTTTAATAACGACTTTAATAATTATTAATAATGGCAATACCAATTTACGCAACGGTTTTATCTCAAATAAATACCTACATTGTTGCAAACGGTAATAATGAAATTACAGCAAATGTTTTAAATCCAATATTAAAACTAATGTTAGATTTTTCTAACAACAATATTGGTGATTTAGAAACATTAACAACAGACGAAAAGAATAGTATTGTTGAAGCTATTAATTCATTAAAACAAAACTTTGATGATTTGGTTAATAACGGTGTGCAATTATACACTGGTATTAATGATCCAAACGTAACGCCACCACCAGCATATAATTATGCGGATTTTTACATGCAACTGGATATTGATAATCTTCCGGTTAAATTATGGCAATGGAACGGTTTTGTTTGGACTGATGAATCTGAAGAACCAGAAACGGAAAGCGATAATGTTTTAAACAATTCTATTGTGCCAGGAGTTACCGTTACTGATGCTTTTAATAATTTAATTGAAAATACAAATATTAAATGGGGATACGTAACAGCAGTGAACGGAGGGACAAGAATAATTGCACCCGATGAAGATATTTTGTCTGTAGATGGTAGCGCAGTAACAAACTACACTATTACATTGCCGGCATTGACAGAAGCAAAAGAAGTTTCAGTAACATTTAATGCATCAGTAACCAATTTAACGATAAATTCGGGAGGTGTTATAGATTATTTACCACCAAAAGCCAAATCTTACGATACTTATACGTGGGTTTATGAGCCAATTGGTAATCAATGGATTTTGAAAAGTTATTGGTCAGGTGATTTAGGAACTCAAATAACAGCATTACCGAACAAATCTACATTGGTAGACGCTGATATATCTGTAATTTCTGATAGTGCAAATTCTAGTGCTTCAAAAAAGTTTTCTTTATTAAACTTATGGAACTATATAAAAGTAAAAATTGATTTAATTTTTCAAACTAAATTATCTTGGAAAACCCCGCAGGATTATGGGGCCATAGGGGATGGTGTGACAGATGATACTGTAGCGATAAGAGCTTGTTTTGCATCTAATAACAACATCCTGTTATATGGAGAATATAAAGTTACTGATTTTATAGAGATTTTAGATAACCAATTTATATTTTCTAATAACGCGATAATAAAAAGGACATTAGCCGGGTCTAGCTCTATATTTGGATCTATAAACAGGTTTGGTTTCCAAATAACCGGCAAATTAACACTAGAAGGGGATGGAGACGGATCTACAATAGGCTCAGCCGCGGGTATATCTTTGGCTGGATGCGACGGGTTTTACTTAGATGGAATTACAATTAAAAATATCAAAGGTATAGGACTTAATATAAACCCTGGGGCAGATGTAATGCCAAGAGGTGACGGAGCGAGAATATCTAATTTACAGTTTATACAAAATTATATAGGAGTAAATACTGGGTATAGTCACCAAGCTGAATACCACAGTTTCATAAATATAAATGCAACTGAATGCGGTACGGGTTTAAAAATTCAAGGCGGTAACATATCTTTCTCCGGAGGCAATATAGTGGATAATAATATAGGTGTTTATATAGGGGGTACTTTAGGGACTAACAACTCTCACGGTATATTGAGTGGCATGAATATAAATCACAATACCTTAAATTTAAGGGTAGAGAATGCCGATTTAGGTCAAAGTATATCTGCATGTCATTTTTACGGAGAGGCTTCTAGTAATATAGAAATAATAAACTCTAAAGGATTTATATTTAATAATTGTATTATAAGTGGAGAAGTTTCAAATTCAGATTCTATCACGCCAAAAGGAACACACTTTTTTAGTAACTGTCTTATAGAAGATTCTACTACTTTTACTGGTAATTCAGTTTTGATTAAAGATTGTATTACCCCTACCGGATTAGAATATTCGGGTAATAACTACGATTGGGGATTGAATGGGAATAAATATATGTATGCCGGTGATATCGGTAAAAGATTCGCTTATGTTTCTTCAAGTGCTAATATACTTTATTCCGGAGGGGTCGGTGGCTTTGGGATTAATGACCAATCAGACGCTAATAGAATATTAGATTTGTCCGATTCAGGAGTTTTAAAGCTACCTAGTTTAGCAGGAACAGGAACACGCACAGTTGTAGCAGATGCAAGCGGTAATTTGAGCGCAACATCTACTCCGCCAGATTCAAGACCTTATAAAGTTTATACGGCTTTATTACAACAGTCTGGAACTTCGGCGCCAGTAGCCACTATTTTAGAAAATACATTGGGAGGTTCAATTGTTTGGTCTTATGTAGCTATAGGCGTTTACGATGGTACATTATCAAGTGCTTTTACATCAAGTAAAACAGCCTCTTTTCTGAACATAGGACAGGTTACTGGAACTACTTCGGCAAAGTGGGGTATTTTTCCAAATAGTACAAGTGGTATGAGGATTATAACAAATAACAATGGTACGGCTACAGATGGTATTTTAAGCACGGCTACTGTTGAAATAAGAGTGTATAATTAAAACAAATATAAAATGAAACAATCAGGATTTTTTAGCCTTGGGTGGCGTGATATTTTAAGAGGTTTAGCGATGGCGGTATTAACTCCAATCGCAACATTAATAACTAATAGTTTAGAAAAAGGAGATTTTACTTTAAACTGGCATTTGTTTTGGCTCTCTGCGGTAGGTGGAGCTGTTGCTTATATATTGAAAAATTTATTTACTAAACCAGATGCTTTGGCAGACGGTCCCGGTGGATCAAATCCACCTCCAATAAAAGATGAAAAGTAAATTAAGATTTATATTAGATATAATTATATCATGCTTATTTGAAATTTATAGCAAAAGAAAAGCATTGTGTTTAATATTGTTGATCCCATTAGCAGAAGCAAAAGCAATATTTTATCATTATGATTATAAAATTAAATCTGCTTTATTTTTTGGTGAATATAGATGGGTTTGTAATGTAGTTGAGGATTATTGTAATATAATTATATTTGGGGTTATAATTCATTATGTTATAAAAGAGACTTCAAATGTAAAAATAAAAGAAACTGCAAGATATTTGTTTATTTTAAATGCATTAGATTTGATACATTTAGGGTTACTAGATATGCAGTATTTCATAATAGCTAAATTGATTTTAGCGTATGGCATCTATTTTATATGGTCAAAGTTAAGAGTTTCTTATTAGGTTTAGATTGGGTTTTCTTAAGCATTAGCGGTTATTCTTTTATAGACATAGCCGGGACTTTAGTTGCAGGAAACTTGGCAATGTCTAGTTTAGAAAACTTTGTAAAATTACTTTTATCAATGGCGGGTTTTGTTTATTTATGCGCAAGAACCTATCATTTTATCATGAAATCTAGCATTGAAAGAGAATTACTAAGAGAGGACGTAATCGCAAAGCAAAATGAAAATCATAAGAACAATACTTTTAAATACATGAACACTAAATTGAATGAACATAATCACAAAAACCTAAAGAAATGAACTTAAACGAAAAATATAAAACATTACTTGCTAAATACGGAGTAAATACACCTTTGCGTACTGCTCACTTTATGGCACAGATTGAACACGAAAGCGGATTGGTACCTAAAAGAGAATCTCTATACTTTACATCTATAGACGGGTTAAAAAAAACATTCTATTCGCCATTCAAAAATAAAACAGACTCGTTCGTTAAGTCGTTTTTACGTAATTCGGAACATTGTGCTAATTATGTTTATGCTAATCGCGGAGGCAATGGAGATCAGGCAAGCGGAGACGGGTTTAAATATAGAGGCGGTGGGTTAATCCAAAACACTTTTAAAAATGGTTATAAATGGCTTACAGATAAAACCGGAATAGACTTTTTAAATAATCCTGACTTAATTTTAGTGGAAGCAAATGCTATGATTTGCGCTTTAGAGTTCTGGAAAGAAAACGGATTAAATGTATACGCGGATTTAGATGATTTAGACGCTATAAGCGATAAAATAAATATCGGCAGGTTAACTGACAAAGAAGGAGATTCTAACGGTTACGCGCACCGTAAAGAATGTTTAAATAAATGGAAAACAATTCTTAATTATAAAAATATAGCAAGATGAGAAAAACAATAGGTTATCCAATAACGTGGATATTATATTACTTAGGTGATGCAATATCAAGAATACCAAATTTTTATTATCCGATATATAATAATTTAATGATTTGGTCAAGCAAAACTCAGAAATGGTCACGATTAAAAAGTCCTTGGATAAAAGTAAAAAACGCAAGAACAATTGAAGAATAATTCTAATTAAGGCGAATTCGCCACAATTAAAGGCTTAACTTAAAACATCCTTATTTAAGAAAAACACCTAAAAACTTAATTATGAAAAAAATAAATATAATTTATATTTGCCTGGTTTATGTTTTGCTTTTTAGCATGTGCAGTTGTGGAGCAAGAAAAGTAAATAAAGAGCACTCCAAAGAAGAAATTAAAACAGAATCAGTAGACAATTCAGTTATAGAAAAACAAACCGATACCAACGTTAAAACAACTACTATTGTAAAAGTTGATGATAAAAATGAAACGGTTACCGAGGAAACAACTATTTCACCGGCAGACAATACAAAAGAAGCTTTCATAATTGAAAAAGACGGAACCAAAGTGGTTTTAAATAATACGAAAAAGGTTTACAAAAAAACTACTCAAAAGAATAATAGTTCAACAAGTGCAAATATTGCACAAGTTCAAATCGAAAACAAAGCCTCTAAAGAAAAAAAAAATATTGAGCAAAAAGAAGTGTCAACAAAGGAAGTTAAAGCAAAACAAGTAGATAAAAAGCAGTTTAATCCGTTTGTTTTGATTATGACAGGTATTGGAGTATTGGTTTTGCTTTACGTTATTTACATACTATATAAAAAATTCATGTTTCCGTAACGAAATAATTATTATCTTTACAAAGATAAATTTATCATATTTGGATCCGACCTCGTTATTTTTAGTTTATCAAGTAGTCTTTTCATAATTTTTGTATTTATAATTTTAGGTTAGCAGTTGGTTACTGCGTTTTTTGGGGATTATTATTAAAGCGATTCATTTATTTGGGTCGCTTTTTTTGTGGGCAAATGTTAAATTTTAAAAATAATTTATAAAAGGTGTTGTGTATTTAAAAAGGTGTTGTATATTTGCTAAAGAAATAATCACTAAAACAAAAAAACATGACAACTCCAGACCAATTTCAAGCAAGATTAATAGAATTGCAAAACGAACAAAAACAATTACTTTCTGTTTCTTCTAAAAGATTAAAAGCAACTAGAGAAAGAGTTCAAGAAATAACAAAAGAGTTCTTTGAAGTTAAACAGCAATGGAGAGAAATGTTTCCGGTAAATTTATAATCATGGTAAATATTATTCATGCTCCGATTAAAAGCTCAAATAATCGCTATCAAATAACAGGTAGTGATATTGACGAAATCATAGAATATTGTATTCACAGGATTAGGCAAATAAGCAAAAAGTATTATGAAAAAGAATTAAGAATAGATTTAGAGAAAAACAATAAATCATTTATAGATGTTCATGCAGGAATGGGAACCTCTTATGAGATAATTTTAATACATAAATAACATGGGAAGAAAAAAACTAACAAATGAAAGGTTTCAAATCAGATGCCACCCCAAAGTAATCCAAGACGTTAGGAAGTACGCAAAAGAGAAAAGCGAAGAATTTATTAACAACCAAAAAACAAAGTGATATTATGAAAACAGCAGTGCAGGAAATATTGGAAATGATAAATAATCGTTCCGATAACTCAGTAAGAACCAAGTTCAATAAAGAAGAAATAAAATATTGGTTAGAAAAAGAAAAGATGCAAATTATAGATGCTTTCATTGAAGGCGATAAAAGTATTTTTCTTGATAGCATTGAAAATTCCGCGGATAATTATTATGACTCAAAATTTAAGCCATGAAAACAATCGCCGTTATTACACCAGATTACAGAGATTTCAACACTTATAGAGTAGAGCAACAATGTTGCGGAGAATCTTCCAACTTCATCCAAGTGCAAACTATTGAAGATGTGTACAAGAACCAATTCAACGACTACGTGAATAAATCGAACTCGGTAAAAATGCCGAATGTGAATGCGATTATTAAGGCGGTGGAGAATAATATTAATCAGTTAAATTAATAAGTTATGGAAATATCAAGAAGAGATTATTTTGCAGGTTTAGCTATGCAGGAAATACTTACGAGTAAATTGTCTAAAGAAATGAACTTAACTAAAGATAATTTTAATACTCATATTGCGGAACAGTCTTTCAGTTTAGCGGATGAAATGATTGTGAATCAAAATGAATTATTAAATACTCTTTATGGATTGGTTTCTGATGTTGGAAATTTATTGTCTGACTATGATATCGAATGGCAACAAGCGGGTTATTATAATCAAGCAAAAGAACTACTTTCAAAATATATATAATGAACCCCGAACTATTCACCCACTACGTAACGCAAATCCGAAAGAAATCAAAGCGAGTGTACAGAAAGTCGTTGAAGTTGGTTGTCGTGTCTAAAAATGGCGCAATAACAACAATCCAAACAACAACCCACTACGCCAAAGAAATCAAACAACAGGCAAAAGTATTTAAAAACAATATTATTACTAATCAGATAAATAAATATGATTATGAAAAGAGAAATAAAGTTTAGATTTTGGGATATTAATCAAAAGGAAATTATTTCGCATGAATCAATAAATAAAGATCACGCTTATAGATATTGCACAAAACAAGATTATAGTCATTTCATTTTACCAATGCAATACACAGGATTAAAAGATAAAAACGGTGTAGATATTTATGAATCAGACTTAATATCATACCAAGAATGTAAAGGAGAGGTCTATTATTGTAATGATACATGTATGTTTATGGCAAAATTTAAAAACACTCATTCATCATGGAGTTTTGATAGTATGGACGACGAAATAACTGTTATCGGAAACATTCACGAAAACCCTGAATTATTAAATCGACCGATTTAGAAAACCAACAAAATACGATTATTAAAAACAAAGAAATTATGAAAACACACATTGACAAATTAAGGAACCCGAATTACTTAGGGGGGTGGGATTTACAAGACGAGAACGGGAAAACCACCGATATTATCGTCACAATAAAAGAGGTTAAATCAGAATTCGTTTTTAATCAAAAAGCGCAAATAGAAGAGCCAGTTTTAACTGTTTTTTTTAATGAATGCAAGCCAATCATTTTAAACGCCACAAATCGAAAAACTTTAAAAAAAGTTACTGATACTTCATATATAGAAGAAATGGCAGGAAAACGCATACAATTAACTACAAAGCGAATTAAAGCGTTCGGAGAGTTTCACGATGCAATTAGAATTGTGAATGTAGTTGTTGCAAGTGCAAAAATTGAAGTTGTTGATGCTCAAAAATGCATTGGGATTTTATCGGCATGCAAAACACTTGCTGAGTTGGGCGAAAAATGGACTGCATTAACGCTTAAAGAAAAAAACACAGCCGAGGTATTAGCCGAAAAAGAACGCCTTAAAACTGTACTAAAATAATGAGTACGTATCACTTTAACGTAGAGCAGAATAGTTTAGAATGGCACGAATTACGCCATTTTAAAATTGGAGGCACAAGAGCGAAAGAATTATTTGTAAAATCAGATACATTATTTTATAAATTGCTTGCCGAAGCTGTAGAGCCTTTTGATGAAGATTACGAAGAAGGTTATCAATCTGATGCAATGGAACGCGGTAACGAATACGAACCACAGGCGCGTATTGAGCTTGGTAAATATACAGGATTAGAGTTTTTAGAATGCGGATGGATCCAAAGCGAGCATCCATTAATTGGTATTTCTCCTGATGGAATTACGGCAGATTTTAAAACACAGGCTGAAATTAAATGTCCTGGAATTGTAGCGCATATAAAAATGTGTGATAAAGACGAAATTCCAATCGAATACATTAATCAATGTGTTCACTCGTTTACGGCAAATGACAAACTTGAAAAGTTGTATTTTTGCTCATACCGACCTGAGTGTAAAATTAAACCGTTATTCGTTAAATTACTGACACGTGATTCATTGGTTAATAATGGAACTATTGCAAAACCTGTGATGCAGGAAATTGGACACTTAGTAACTGTTTCTTTTACTGAAGCAGATAAATTGGATTTACAAATACAAACAACTATTAATAAATTAAGTTTTTAATTATGAGTAAAATAACAGTAACATTAGACGCAACTAAATTAAGAAACTTAGTTTCAAAGCGTCAATACGATTCAAAAGAAGGTGTAAAAATGGAAGTTCAAGAAGTTAAATTCGAGCTTGTTCCTGTAAAAGAACCTAAAATAATTTATGAAGGAACTGGATATAAATTGCAAAAGTCGCACTTTGCAAGCGTAATCCAAACCAAAGAAGAACGAGAAGCACAAGCCGAAACTATTTTTATTGGCGAAGGAATTACAACGCTGTGGGATAATGCAGGACAAGGCGGGGTGTTTAACGCTAAGCCCGTAACAGAAGGAGATACTGCAGAACCAGACGATTTACCATTCTAGCCATGACCACCAACCCAAACAACATCGAAGTAATAGACCCTGAAACAGTAGATGCAGATGGGAACGTATAGCGGACAGCAATTGCAGAAGATACTTAATATAAGTAAACCGACTGTTAAGTTCAGAGCTGATAAATTAGGCATCAAAAAACACGGGGTGCAATGGAGATTTACAGAATCAGAAGTCGAAAGAATGAGGGCTTACAAATACATTAGATCACCTCATTTTTACTTTACTGAAAACGGAGAATTTTTAATAATAGAATCTAAATTAAATAATCAATAAACAAAAATAATTATGAAAACAGAAATGACATTAATTGTAATTTACGGAGCTATAATTTTAGCCGTATTAATTGGAGAAGTAAGATGTATTTACAAAGCATTAAATTGTAATTGGGAGCCAATCGGTAAAGCCGAAATAATCTATACTGCTTCTGCATGTACCGGATTAGGTGCAGTAGTCGGATGGTTCGACATTGAAGATAAATAACCTTACTAACACCCAATATTATAAAAGCCGATTCACTTCGGCTTTTTTAGTGATATGCGGAAAATAAAATAATTTGAAATATTTATTTAAAAAGTATTGTTTATTTAAATAATGGTTGTATCTTTGTCAAAGAAATAACCCATAAAAGATAAATATCATGGTAAAGAGAATTATTTTAACAGCAATACACTTCAAAGGAATCGACCAAGTAAAATCAGAAGTAAAAGAATTAGCAGAAAATTGTTTATGTTCTGAATCTCATATTATAAATATAATTAGACAAGTAGAAAAATAACAAATAATTATAAAGTCATGCTAGGAGAAATAAAAACAATCACAGAGTATCATCCAAACGGCGCTCTGTGTTTTACAACGGTAATAGCTTTTGTAAATCCTAAATATATTGGTTTTTACATGAACAATACTCAACTAAGAGAATGGAACAGTACAAAGCCGTATATAAAACTTAAATGCGAAAAACATTTTGATAATGGTCAATTCGGATGGAAATTAGAATGGAACGAATCAGGAGAATTAATAAATAAAAACGATAGGTCTTACAGAAAAGACGGAACCTTAATTTTACATTAAAATGACAGAACAAAAAAAAGACGGCAGAGGATCAGGAAGCAAAAAAAACGTAGGCAGGAAGAAACTAACCTACGAAACGAAAATAGTCTATAAAAAAGTACCTGAATCGATTCACGATTTATGTTGCTCGTTAGTTGATGCAGAGGTTTTGAAATACAAGCTTAAAAATAAATAAAATAATTATTTAAAAAAGCTTGTTTAATTAAATAAATGTATTATCTTTGACGAACAAAAACAAACATCATGTACAACAAATCAATTATTTTCCGTTCAGCCCACGCAATATTCAAAATGCAAAACGTAACTTTTTCTGAGGCTTTGACGTTGGCATGGTCGAAGGTAAAACAAGGCGTTAAAGCTATTGTAATGAAGTGTAATAGACTGGTAAAAAGCAAAGGTTTAGGATACGAAACGGTTTACTTTAATGAATTGGTTTTTACTGATATTGTTGTGAGTAGAACAGTTTGCGATAACTCAGGAGCAAGACACGATTACGGAATTGGAGCTTATAACGGAGATTAAAACATAAATAAAATAACCATTAAAAAATATAAATTATGTGGGCAAAAATAGAAGTTTGGAATTACGGATCTTGGGTAGGTTCTTTCCATGAACATAGAGATAATTTACTAACTCGTGCAGATATTATTAAAGCCGTAAATAAAGAGTTCGGTTACGGTAATTGGGATAAATGGACTTTAGAATATTAACCACTTAAAAATAAATATTATGAAGACAGCAATTGAAACATTAAAAGAAATGATTAACGAATATCCGTGCACAGGACTAACAGACAGTAAACCACTAGATGATGTTATGATTTGGATAGATGAATGTTTATTAGAAATAGAAGAAAACCAAATAAAAAATGCTTATCAAAAAGGTTACGAAGATCAGTTTTCATTTAATGAAAATTATTATGAAGAAACTTTTAATAATAACTAAAAATAAATATTATGGGATTAGACATTTCAATTTACAAAGATGTAAAAAAAGCGAGTAACGAACAGATAGAAAACGGAGACTACTCTTTTAAAGCTTTCGTTATTTCTGATTCATGGAAAGACAGAGTTAAGAATTTAGATTACGATTCTTATTATGTAGGCAAAAATGTAAGCACTAATTTTGGATGCGGTTATAGTTCTCACGGATTATTTAGAGATCAGTTAACAGAGGTTACTGGCAAAAATAAAAATTGGAGAAACGAAACAGAAAAAGAGCGTTCTGATTTCTTTGAGTTAATAAACTTTGCCGATAATGAAGGTTGTTTAGATTGGGAGGTTTCAGAAAAACTTTATAATGACTTTGAAAGAAATAAAAGTAAAGCATTAGGAATTTTTGCTGATGATGATGTTTTTATATGGAAATATGAATCCTGGCTAGAAATATTTCAAGTCGCGAAAGATAACGGAGTAGTTGTATTCCACTAAACCAACAGATAAATAAAATCACTAAAAATAGAATTATGAAACCGGAAGAAAAAGCAAGAAAGTTAATAAATTATTCTAAAAACTCATTTTGTAAATTTAACCAAACACAATCTGAAATAATATCACTTATTGTTTGTGAAGAAATATTACATCAATTAGATGTTTTAAAATCATCTGTAAATTCAGAATCAATAAAGGAAAGAATCGTTTTTTTTAATAAAGTAAAAAAAGAAATAGAACGTATAGGTTATGAAGAGTAAAACCACCCGCCAAATATTCCACCAATACAACAACTCGCTTAAAAAACGATTGTTGCCGGAGCCGACAAATAGAGAAGTGTTACGTAAAATTATTAAAGAGATAGGGATATGTCTGAATTAAAAAATATTACATGCCCATATTGTGAAGGACATGGCTATACGATAGAAGTTAGGGCTACTTGTTGCGGGAACATAAACGAGCATGGCGATTGTTGCGGAATTCCTGACCCCGAACAATATCAAAAAGAATGCCCTTGTGATAATGGAACTATATTAATCGAAACTAACCCATCAAAAAATTAATTAAAACCTAAACGGAAATGAAAACATTAAGATTAACATCGGAACAATGGCGAAATTTTGGACAGCCGGACTTAGGAAGTAAAATTTACCTAAAAAATAAAGAAACTAAAAAAAGAGAATATTTCGAAGTTGTTATGTCTGATTTTAAAGGCACTAAAAAAGACCCTAGAATAAGGCTAAAAATCAGCAAGCTTCTAACCCAACACAAAAACTAACTTAAATTAAAATTATGAAAACAGCGCTAGAGGAATTGATCGAATACATAGAGGAATTTCAACCAAAAAATAAGTGTACAGAAGGAATTTGGCAAAAAGCTAAATCGCTTTTAGACACCGAAAAACAGCAAATTATTGAGGCTGCAACACACGGAGCAAACTTCGACAAATCGCCTTATTCAAGTGCGCATGAGTACTACGACGAAACCTACACAACAAACAAAGAAACTTTAAAATAAATTGGGATGAACGATAAAAAAGTAATATATATCATTGTTTCGTTTTTGATAGGCGTTCTAATTTATGACTTTTTATTAAAGCCTAAAAACAACATACATAGACAAAAATTAGATTTGTCTATTGATATTGGCAAACTATTATTTATAAATACTGTTTTAGAAAACAAAGATAAAACCCGAAAGCAAATAGATATCATTTACGAAATCAGGAAAGACAGTGTTTTAGATAGAGTCGCACCAACCCACTAACGCCAATAGGCATAAAATTTAGGATTATGAAAATAGATTACGAATTAACAGAAAAAGATTTTGAAGTACTAGCTGAAAAAATAATTCAGAAACAAACAGATTTAGTATTTATGCAAAAGATTATTGAAACATCTGAAAAGGTAGCAGAAAATAAATATTGGCATGTATTCGATAAAAATCACTCGGCAATAGAAATACATCACTTGCTGAAAAAACATCTTTCAGGATTAATAAAAAAGGCTATGTTTGAAGAAAATATGCTACAACAAAAAGTAAATTCTATTTTAAATACTGATGTTATTAAAAAACTTGGTGCAAAATCACTTAGAGATATAGCCTATCAATTAGAAAGAGAAGCAGAAATGTTGGAAGATTAATGTGTTTTACCCTATCTTCCCAAATAATTAAGGCTAGTGAAAATTAGGCTAATTAAATAAAAAGTATTATATTTGCTTATAAATAAATATCAAAAAGCCTGTTTTAAATAATGGGCTATTTTTAGAATTAAAAATTAACATATCGTAAAGTATGCAACCATTAAAAATAGACAGAACAAAATTAAAAACAGTAGAGAATTATGCAAAGACTTATAATTTGTCAAAACCTACTGTTTATAAGAGAATTGGAGACGGATTATTAACGAAAGTCATTATAGACGGAGTTACTTTTGTATTAGTACAGTAATTTTTTTTCTCTAAAATTTAACAATTAGTAAATATTATTATGGCTAGACCTGAACGAAATAACGTTGATTATTTTCCTTTTTATTGCGAAGAAGGCAATAAGATGTTTTACATTGAAGAAACATACGGTAACGATGGATTTGCAACATTCATTAAATTACTTAGAGAATTAGCAAAAACAAATTATCATTACTTAGATTTATCAAAACCTACTACAGTAATGTTTCTTAGTGCAAAATGTAAAGTAAGCAAAGAAATTCTTTTATCAATTGTTAATGATTTGGTAGATATTGGGAAGTTTGATTCTGTTCTTTGGAAGGAAAATAAAATAATTTGGTGCCAGTCATTTATAGAAAGTATTAGTGATGCATATTTTAAGAGAAAAAATACATGTATAACTTATGAGGGTTTATTACTCCTTTTAATTAGTTTAGGTGTACGTAAACCCAGTAAAAGTAAACTTACAGTAGCCGATAACACACAAAGTATAGTAAAGGATACTATAGAAAATAAAAGTAAAGTAAATAGTATTCCTGATTATGAAGATTTCATTTTATATGCTAAAGAACAAAAGCCTTTTATAGATGAATATTCGATAAAAGCAAAATATGATTCTTGGGTAGAAAATGAATGGAAGGACGGACACGGTAAAGAAATTAAGAATTGGAAAACTAAACTTAAAAACACTTTGCCCTATTTAAAAGAAAATATTAACAAAAATATAAAAACAGATGAATCAATTACAGACATTGCCAGACTTGCAAGGCTCGGACTTCTTAATCAATAACATAAAAATAGCAATAACGGTTGTTTATGATAGATTAGAATCAGAAATATCAATCGATAAGTTAAATAAAATAACTGCTGACATTTATTCAGAGTTTAAAACTATCGATTCTGATTTAATAATTACAGCACTTAGAAATGGCTCTTTAGGTAAATACGGAAAAACTTATAAATTAAACGTTCAAGAAATTTGCATTTGGATTAGAGAACATTTAAAATCAGATGAAGTTTATTCTAAACTAACACCAAGCCAAAAGAAACAATTCCCTAAACCAAAAATTAAAGAAGATAGATTATAAACCTAAAAAATTGAAAAGATGAATATAAATCAATCCAAAAATTTAGCTCGTTATCATAAATATACTAGATTAGAACTACACGAAATTCTTAAAGAAGCATTGGAAAAAGAAAAACCCGAATATTGGAATAAGCCAAACGGTGTAAATACACTTTTTACAAATGGCTGGTACTTTAATTGGTGCGTTAAATTAATTAAATACGAAAAAGGAGTAAATGATAATTCAACTCCTGATGAAATAATTGTGGCAAGGGTTCTGCAAACTTTTGGTAAATATTCAAAACACCAAATTCCAAAAAGAAAAAAATACATTCCTGAATTTGTTAATCACGAAGAACCTAAATTAAGTATCTGATGTCGTGGAAATCTGATAAATCAATAGAAAGAATAGTAAAGCTATTTAAGCGAGTTCCTAAAAATATTTTTCCTGAAGATATAGAGGCAATTAAATACGTTAGCGAAACGATAAAAGAAAGTGAAAAGCAATACATGGTTGATAATTTATTATTCGCTAAATTACTTTGCTACACTATTAACCAAAATTTGCATTTTCACGGAAATATTAAAATGGCAATTAAAGATGTTTCAGATGTATTTAAGAAACCAATAGAAACACATTTGTCAATAATGACATCAAATTTAAATAATCAGGATTTGATTAATTATTTAAAACAAATTGGAGTTGATTTTGATTCGTATAAAAATGAATCTGAAATAATAAAAGAAAACGAAAAAGGATTAATTGAAAAATTAAAAAGCAGTTGGAAAACTGAATCAGTAACAAAATCATTTTGCAACACGGTAAACGAATTTTTGAAAGATACCGATAACTATATTTAATTATGCCAGTAGACTTTTCAGATTTAGACAACTTAATTATTCCAGAGGCGAAAATAGATTTTTCACAGATAGCGAAAGATTCTTATATTGATCCTGCTGAAGAAATAAAACCACAGCCAGTTGCAATAAGCGTAGGCACAAGCCTGTACAAAGGAACATCATTTGCAATTCCGTTTGGATCTTATGGAGATTTTTCATGTATCGTTGGAGCTTCTAAAAGTAGAAAGACATTTTTTAAGTCTATGATTGTTGCAGGATATATTGGAGGACAATCAAATATTTTAAATCCTTCGATTAAAGGGCATCAAACGAACGAAAAATTTATTATTGAATTTGATACGGAGCAATCAAAATTTCACACTCAGCGAGTTGTTAGACGTGTTTGCGATATGGTTGGAGGTAATTACGATCTTTACAAAACATTTTCTTTAAGACAATATTCGCCAAAGGAACGTTTTGAGTTTATAGACTGGATTATTTACGAAAGCGAATATAAGGCTCATATTGGATTAATTTCTATAGATGGATATGTAGATCTTGTAACTGATTTTAATAGCTTAGAACAAGCGACAGGACTTACTGAGAAGCTTTTAGAATGGACTTCAAAAGAACAGATGCATATAACAGGAATTTTGCATAAGAATTTCGGAACATCTAAGCCAGTTGGACACGTTGGATCATCTGTTTTAAAGAAAGCCGAAACGGTTGCCTTTATTGACAACGATAAAGAAACAGGGTTTACAAATGTAACTTGCGAATACAGTCGTAACATTCCGTTTGAAGATTTGCTTTTCGGTGTGAATGATGATTGGTTGCCTTATGAAATACAAGAAAATGAAATAGATAATTTGCCTAAAAATAAATCATCGCCTGATTTTTAGAATTGAAATCGAATACGAAAAAAGAAAAAAGTTATTTACTTATAATATCAACTAAAATTATTAATCATGAAACTAATATCAATGACCGATTATGTTATTCAGGAAATGAATAAATTAGAAAAATCAATAGAATCAACATGCCATTCAATTGATCTGTATTCTAAATTTTTAATAAAACCACTAAATATAGGAATGTTTGTTCCTTGTGATTTGGAGGGTAATATTTTAGAAGAACCTAAACCTGAAAATTATTTTGATATAAATAAGACCTCTGATAAATTTAATGAAGATGATAAAAATGGATTAAATTATTATTCTTCAGCACTAAATTATTATGACAATGCTAAAGAAAAAGTATTGTTTAGTGGCTGTGAAATAGAAAAAAGATGGAATAACATACATGTACTTAAACACGGTAATACGGTTTTCTTCTCTAACTGGCCAAAAACATCTATAGAACAAATTGTAAAACATAGAATTGATTTAACTGAATCAGCAATTAAACAATTAAGCTTATGAAATCAAAAGAATCGCCACTAAAAAGAATTAATCGAGTAATTGCTTTTTATTCGAGCCGTGGGCAAAACAGAGAACGAGTAAATTTGGTTTATCGTAACGTAATAACTCAGCGTTTATGAATCACACGATAAATATTAAGCCGTTATCAGTTAACCGAGCGTGGAAAGGAAAACGCTATAAAACTGATGAATACAATCGATACATTAAAAATGTATTATTTCTGTTGCCGAGTAAAATAGTTTTTCCAGATCCAAAAAACATTAAATTAGCAATAGAATTTGGATTTAGTAGTAGAGCATCCGACTGTAGCAATCCGATTAAATTATTTGAAGATTGCCTGGTAAAAAAATACGGCGTAGATGATCGTTACATAAATGAATTGCACGTGTTCAAAGCAATAGTTAAAAAAGGATCTGAGTACATAAAATTCAAAATATATTAACCCCTGCCCAAAAATTGAGCCTTATTTGAAAAATAAATAGAGAAATTATGAAGCAAGCGAATAAAAAGATTACAATGTACTTTAAAGGTGATTCAGGAATTAAAGAAACCGTTGACATGGATGGTAAAATTATTAAAGAGGGCAATTTATTGACCCGTGATTATGGAGATAATGAAAAGTATGAAATTAAAACACAAGACCATTATCCAACAGAACCGTTTTATATTGTAAAAATTAACACAAAAGGCGGTTATTTTGCTGAATCAATTAAACCATGCGGTGGTATTTTAGGGGATGATAAATATCATTTCCTTCACGACTTTAGATTTAAACATTGCAAGATTATCGACTAACCAACCTTATTTTAAATAACATTAAAAAAATAGATTATGAAAGAAGAATATAATGTACTAGCAGAGTTTGACGGAATGAGCTGTGGTCAAATTGCATTAAGCAAACTAAATAAAAATGTAACAAATTACTTTGCATCTGAAGTGGATAAATATGCAATTCAAGTTACAAATAAAAATTTTCCAAATACAAAGCAATTAGGTGATGTTACTAAAATAAAAATTAAATATCTGCCTAAGATTCATTTATTAATAGGAGGAAGTCCATGCCAGGGTTTTTCGTTTGCAGGAAAACAATTAAACTTTAGTGATCCGCGAAGCAGATTATTTTTTGAGTTCGCGGCAGACCTTAGATTTATACAGGAGTTTATAAATGCAGACGTTAAGTTTATTTTGGAAAATGTAAAAATGAAAAAAGAGTATGAAGATGTTATTTCTAAATTCACAGGAGTTGAACCGATAAGAATAAACTCTTCTCTGCTTTCTGCTCAAAATAGAGAAAGATTGTACTGGACAAATATAGAAGGAGTTTGTGTCCCTGAAGATAAAAGCGTTTTATTATCTTCAATTATAGAAGATGGTTTTGTGGACAGGGAAAAATCATACTGCATCGATGCAAACTATTTCAAAGGAGGAAATTTTAAACAGTACTTTGAAAAAGCAAGAAGACAACTTGTTTTTAAAGATAAAAGTCAATGCATACTAAGTACTATTTACAAAGAGAACGCAAAGTCTATGATGCAAAGAAAGAAATTAGGATTATTAGTAAGCGATGGAGAATACGCAAGGAAACTATCCCCTATTGAATGCGAGAGACTTCAAACGGTTCCGGATAATTACACAGAATCAGTATCTAATACTCAGAGGTATAAAATGCTAGGCAACGGATGGACAGTTGATGTAATTGCACACATACTATCTTTTATTTAACCCCTAAAACAGCTATTAACTATTAACGGAATTGGAAGATGAAAATAGAAGAAATAATATACGACACGACAAGAGGAGTTTTAAACTTAGAGGATAAATTAAGTATTGCAACTATATTTTTATTTTGCGAAAAATTAGGATCTAAAAAACTTGCAGAACTTCTTTATTGTGATTGCTTAGAAACTTTTATGGATGATCTACAGGATGAATATAAAAATTACGATGTAGATTTTACTATTAGATTAGAAAAAAGAGAAGTACATGATGCTTTTTTTAAAACATTAGATAAATACAAAGAAAAAAATGATTCAGATGGATTTTTAAAAGCCTTGTACAATCAAGACGAATTTGCATTAGTGATTTGCGATATAGTTAATTATAATTTTGACGCTATTAAGTTCAAAGAATTTACTAAAAACTTGTCAGAACAATTGAAGTTTAATTTCGATGCGTAAGTATTTACTCTGGTGGCGAAACCTACCACCCGAAACCAAAAAACAAATCATGCAATCAAAGTCGATAACAGCCATTACTTATAGCGACATTAAAACGGTTTACGCTGAAAAAGGGAAATAAAATTGCACGTGTTGTGAAATAGTGCTAAATTTGAATAAAAAATCACAACCATGAATAAAAAAATATTAAAACTGATACTTGAAGGAACCGGATTTACGCAAAGAGAGTTCGCTGATAAAATAAAATGCACTGAAACACAACTTTCAAAATGGCTCTCAGGCACTAGAAACATTAGAGATAAACGCCTTGATGAAATTTTAACACAATTTAATTTAAAAATATCCTTCGAATTACTTGCACAATAAGTGAAACTAATATATCTTTACATCATAACAATAAACCTAAAAAATAAAATTATGTTGAAAAGATTATTAGAATTAAGATTTGTAAAAACTGTTAATGTTATTTATCAGTATCAAAACGTCCATAGTAAGCAACCAACTTTTGAAGATGGATCAATAATTTTTATTGATAGATGTTTTTCAATGGATGTTCCAAGAACAGGAGAGGATATTATTAGAGATGGACAATATTTCAGAGTTGCTACAGTTTGGCATAATTTAGATGAAAACTGTATAGAAGTAGATTTAAACGATTTGTAAAACAAAAAATACTAAGCAAGATTAAAAACTGCTTATTTAAAACAATTAAAATAATATAATTATGAAAAATTTACTACATGAGTTTTTTAACTCAAAATCAGATGCAAATAAGTTTTTAACTGCAGAACAACAAGAGGGTTTGGAAAATGATTATCAAGATTGGTTTTTGAATAAAACAATTGAGCCTATTTACTGCATGCCAGAAGGAATAAATTCAAAAGAAGAACATGAAGAATATTTAAAAGCGATAGGGTATAATTTTAATCCAATAGAAGAACTTTCTTTTTGCCTTAAAATACTAAACGAAAAGAACAAAAATAAAAGTTCTTACGGAAGTAGAGGAATTGTATTTACATCTAACGAAATTAATTGTTTATTAGATAAAATAGGATTAACAAAGGAGTTTATAGAAGATAATAAAAATTAAACCAAAAAAAAGCCGGTGAAATTCCGGCTAATTTTAAAACCCAATAAATACCACACATTATGAAAGTAGAAACCAAAACATTAGCAGAAGCATGTACAGAAGCATCAAACGCATTCGTAAATCTTCACAAAGCATTATTAAGCGAATCAATGAAGGATAAAAGATCTCTTTTAGAAAGGTTTATCGACTGGGCTTCTTATAAATTATTCGGCAACAAATCATGTATGCCAAATGAAATGAAAGGATTTATATAACCAACCAACTTGTAAGGATTACTTTCGAGTTAAAAAACTAAAATTATGGAATTAGAATTAAAACATATTGTTGGGTATTTGCCTTATGGATTAAAAATAGAAAATAGCTACGGAGACATTGTTCAAGCAGACAGTATTGAGGATAATGGCTTTAAATACTACAGAGGCAATAAGCGAGAGCTTTCCCATATAAATGAATCAAAACCAATCCTACGCCCGCTATCTGATCTTACAAAAGAAATTTATGTTGATGGGGAAAAGTTTGTGCCATTAGAAGTTATTGGAAAAACATTTGAACCCAACGGTGTTTTTGAAGATTGTGTTTTTGGATGGAACACTCCAACAGGAGGCGATGATTATCAAGACTATTATTATGTTGTAAAAAATGATTTAACTTTTGAAATTTCATGTGGAGATCCAGGAGATTCTTATTCATATGTTATAAATGAAGGTAATTTACATAACGATATAATCGAAAAACTTTACGAATGGCATTTCGATATTCACGGACTAATCGAAAAAAATTTAGCTATTGATATTAATACTTTAAATCAATAATTATGAAATTAATATCGATGACCGAATTTGTTTTACTAAACAGCGAAATACATTACACCATTCAAAGTGAATCAGAATTTTACAACGTAGTTATTAATTATGCTAATTTCCTTTCACAAAAACTAGAACTTTGGATGTTTGTGCCTTGTAAACTTGTTGATGGTGTTTGGGTTGTTTTGGAAGAGCCTTTTAATGATGGTGAAAACGATCAATATTATTCAAGCGCTATGCAAGAATACCAAGAAGTAAAAGAACGTTGTCTTTTTGAATTAGAATCGTTTACTAAAAACATAATTAAATCAACTTATTGGAACGAATATAGGTTTACTTTTACAAACGGAAAATATTTTGACTTTGAAGATGATACAGTTTACAATGTAGAAAGACTTTGTGAATTAGAACCAACACTAACCCAAACCGCACAAAAACAATTATCATGAATCCACCACCGCCATTTAACTGTGAAGTATTTTCGCCTTGTTGGTGTTCCGTTGCGGGACGTGAAAACAACCCGCATTGCAAAACAGGATTATCTATTCAAAGTGATTTGTTTGCGTTTCTGTTGGTTGCCGGAATGTTGAGTTATATGTTGTTTTTGTTTTATAGAAAACCAAGACCGTTAACTGAAGTGGAAATAGAAGATAATCTTAAATGGAAGCTATTTTGGATTTCGCTTAAAGATAGATGGATATTTAGACCAAACGCTTTTTATAAGGAATACTTTAAAAAAAACGGATCATTAAAAAATAAATACAAAAAATTATTAACCAAGTAAATTATTAGGGATGGAAACATGGGAAGAAAAACAAGAAAGATTGCGCAATTGGATTAAAGGACTTACAGAAGAACAAAAAAAGCAATCATTTTAGAATTAGTTGAAGAATTTATAGACAGGAATGAAATTAGCTTCTGGGAAGATGTAGACAAGCCTTATTGGGGCAACAACGGAGAGAACATAGACAAAACCTAAATACGAATTACAAATAAAGTAGATTATGAAAGAACTAAAAGAAAATGATAAAAAAGCACTAGAATCTGTTAAAAGAAAAATAAAAAAAGGATTTAAACTTACGGAATTGTATTGGTGCGGAATACCAAAATGGAGATTTATAAAAGGCAAAATAGTATCTAACTGCCCTAGAGTAAGTGAGAATTTAGTTTGTGACGTGCTGAAAGATAATGGTATAATAGTACATAAACACGTTTAGTTACGTGTTTTTTGCTTTTTACGATTGGATTTATTATATTTACACATATGAAAAAAAGTATTTGTTTTTATTATCATCATATCAATATTATTGGAGGCGTGGAGGTTGCTATATTAAATCTATGCGAACGATTACACGAACACTACGATATTACAATAGCTTATTCAGCTAAAGATTCAAGTATAGAAATGCTTTTAAGAATGGCTGAATATGCTTCAATAGTTAATTTAGAATACAAATCAATTGAAGTTGACACGGTTATTTACTGCTCTATTTATTGTAAGAAGGATAAAATAAAAGCCAACAAAGAATTACGTTGGCTCCATGGTTGTCTTACGGATATGAAGGTTAAACTGCCAAAAGAAAAAATTGATAATTATATTGCAGTGGGGCAAGTTTGTAAAGAACAATTAGACGCTCAGCTTACGGACCAGAAATCAACATTAATTTACAATGAGCTTAATTCACAAATATACGAACTAGCAAACGAACATATTCCAGAACGTAAACCACTAACACTTGTAACAGTTTCAAGAATTTCAAGAGAGAAAGGTTTTGAAAGAATGTTAAAGGTTTCTGAACAATTAAAAGATATTGATTACATTTGGCATATTGTTGGATCAGGTTATGATAAGAAGTATGAAAAGCATATAAAAAAACAATCTCCGAGCAATTGGGTATTTCACGGTAAATTAGAAAATCCATTCCCGTACATTAAGAACGCTGATTTTTTATTACAGCTATCAGATTACGAGGCGTTCGGTTTTGTTTTATTAGAAGCGTTAGTTTTAGGCACAACGGTAATTACAACAAATTATTCGAGTGCATCGGAAATGATAAAAGAAACGAATGGTTACATAATTAAAAAAGACCTATCAGATTTCACACCAGAAATGTTAGTAAAAAAAGTATTCACTCACAAACATAAATCAGGATTCAAACAATGGAAAAAACTGCTTTAGTTAAATGCATAATGAAATACTACGATATTCAATTGGATAGGTTAATAATGCGTACTGAAGAACATACAGTTTCTTTGGATCGTTGTAAAGAATTGATTGATAATAAAGTTTGTGAACTAATTGAGATAAAGTAATGGAAACAGGAAGACCAAGAAATATAGATAGTCCTGAAATGATGTGGAAATTGTTTCGGGATTATGTTGTTGATCTAAAGTCTAAGGAATCTGAATGGCTGAAAGTTCAATATGTTGGAAAAGAAGGAGTAAGAGAAACTGATGAATTAAAACTTCCACTTACTTTAGAAGGATTTAAACGTTATTGTTGGGATATTAAAGTTGGATGTATTGAGCAGTATTTTAAAAATATTGATGATAAATACTCAGAGTTTTTACCTATCTGTTCGCGTGTAAAGAACTCGATTAGAGAAAATCAGATAACAGGAGGTCTTTTGAACGTGTTTAATCCATCAATTACCCAAAGGCTAAATGATCTATCAGATAAAAAAGAAATTGACGTAAAAGGATCTTTAAACGTTCCAAATTTACCAGACATTGGCAACCGAAAATAAATTTAAGTACACTAAAGCATACTTCAAGATTTTAGACTTAATTATGTCTAATCCTAATGAAGATGTTTTTGTTGTTTGTGGAGGTCAGGGAGCAAGTAAAACGGTTTCTATTTTAGAGTTAATAACACAGTCGCTTTTAAATTCAGAAAAAGAAGCAACTGTTTTATCCTCTGAATTATCTAAAATGAAACGCACGGTTATTCGTGACTATAAAAAGATTTGCCGTGATTGGAATGTTATTCAAGATGAAGCCGATTTTAATAAATCAGAAAGCAAACACGAGTACGAAAACGGCAGTTATTTAGATTTCTTAGGAGCAGATGTAAACGATGTGGGTAAAGGATTCCGTAGAGATATTCTTTATATCAACGAAGCTGATAAAATGGATATTGATACAGCGGTTCAATTTATATCACGTGCCGGATTAACTATAATAGATTACAATCCGGATGCTTTATTCTGGGGTGATGATTACATTAACCAAAACAATTTTATTAGGCTTACATTTGAAGACAACGAATATTTATCTAAGAGCGAGGTTAAATCTATTTTAGATTATAAACAAAAAGGATTTCATAACACTAATTTAAAAGAAGAAGATTTATTTAAAGAAAACAATATTAAAAATAAATATTGGGCAAATAAATGGAAAGTTTATGGACTTGGTAAAGTTGGTTCTTTGGAAGGCGTTGTATTTACGAATTGGGAAATTATTGATTCAGTTCCTTCAGATGCAAAATATAATAAGTCAGGTGTCGATTTTGGATACACAAATGATCCTACAACGATAATAGATAAATATACTTATAATGGTTTCCCGATTTACGACGAGGATTTATATGAAAAAGGATTGGTTAACTCTTCAATTGCAAAAGAATTAAAATCATTTAAAAGAAACGTAGTTGCAGATTCGGCAGAACCTAAATCAATTCAAGAGATTAAGAACTATGGAATTACGATTAAAGGAGCTGAAAAAGGAAAAGACAGCATTTCGTTTGGGGTTCAAAATATTCAAGGATATGAAAAGTTTTATGTAACCCGTAGAAGTGTTCATTTGATTGAGGAACTTGGTAAATATGTTTGGGCAAAGGACCGTAAAGGAAATTCATTAAACGTTCCGATTGATAACTGGAATCATTGTATTGACCCGATTAGATATATTGAAGAAGACGAAACTCTTAAACCAAAAGTAAAACGTTCTGGTGGGGGCGTTATCGATTAAAAACAAACTATGCTAAACCAAAAACTATCTCAGATTTCGCAGGATGATTTCAACTTTCTGATAAAGAACGGTAAACGTAATTCAAAATTGTTTAACTTTGACTTCGAAAGCTTAATTTATTTAAAATGGGGATTGCTTAAAGAAACATTGCCTTATTTATTTGCTAAAAACGATTTCGAAAAATTGTTTTATTTAATGCTTCAAGACAGAAAAAAATTCGTGTTCTTGGCAGATGTTCAGAAACTAGAAGTTAATCAAGCTATGAGCTTTATTTTATGGCTGATTGATGAAATGAAAACGATACGTGAATTAGAATCAACATATTTGCGTTCTGATCCAGATGTTAAGTTATTGCAAGCAGGAATAAATAAGTTAGATCAGTTTGGTTTAATGAATACTTTGGATAATTTAGCAAAAGGCGATATATTAAAATATGATTTGATTCGTGAACTGCCTTATAATGTTGTTTTTGACAAGCAGTATTTAGAAGTGACGAAATCGGATATTGAAAAGAAACTAAGTAAAATTAAATAATATGGAAGAAGAAATTAAAGAATCGGAATATAAATTTTCAACTATTGGAATAGAAAGAGTTAATAACGGATTTATTGTTGAAATGGACAAAAGAAGTTGTGTAGCTACATATCCTGATGCTATTTATGTTTTTAATAATTTAGAGGATTTAAGCAATTTTATCAAAGATCTTAAGTAATGAATCCATTAGATAAATATATTTCACAATTAAGACACAAGCCACGAAAGGATGCGGTAATGTTTGTTTCTAAAAGTTTATTTACAAAATATAAATATTTGTTCGTTAATGGCAAGTATGCCGGAATACAAGTTAAAACACTTTAATCTATGAACATAGTCGATTTCTTCAAAAAACAAGTAGACATTTACAACGATGAACTTAAATGTGATTTTTGTTGGAATTTTAGCGCCCCTTTAAAAGAGAGCCAAACGAATATTGTTCAATCAGAAACTAACGAAGAAGATTGTTGTGTTCATGTATTTTTGACAGATCCAGGATTCAGAGAAAACATTACACGAAATACCCAAACAAATCTAATCACTTCAAAAACATGTGTTGATACGATTACTGTTTGGGCTTTAATGAAGGTCCCTTTAGGTGTAAATAATTACAATGAGATCAAAGGGCATCCGATTGAAGAGAGTAAATGGAATACTGTTTTTTATCCTATACGTGAATGTTTAGGGTGCGAAAACATTTTAGATACTTGCGAAATATTAGGAGAAACAAATGTAAATATAGATTTAACCAATGGTGTTATTGTACATAATTACATTGATGAAAATTATAATGGCTGGAAAATTTCGTACACTTTTACACAAGTTAAATAGTTATGAAAAAGGTAATAGATTGTTTAGTATTATTTTTCGAATGTTTAATAGTTATATTCGCTTTATATTTGTTTATTGACGGATATTTATTAATTCGTTCTGTAAAATAATGGCAATTGAACTACCAAGAATACCTGAAGAAGAAATTATTAAAACAATGCAAGGCGTAATTGATAATTTTTTGATTCCTAAGTTTATTAGCTTAGGTATGAACGCAACGGGAAGTTGGATAAATGCATTAGAGCCACGATCAAATAATGGTAACGGTGAAATATGGGGAATGGATTACACCTATTGGCTACAGCACGGAAGAAAGTCGGGTAAAGCTCCACCAATAGCCCCGTTAATAACTTGGGTAAATGCTAAGTTTGGAATAGGCGGACCAGAAGCAAAAGGAATTGCATTTGCCATTGCTCAGAAGATTAAGAATGAAGGTACAGAATACTATCCGGATGGAACTGATTTGATCGATGTATTAAATGGTCCAGAATGTAAAGCATACATTGAACAACAATTAGGTACTTGGATTACTATTGAAACAACTAAAATATTAAAAAAGCAATTACATGATAATTTCTCATGATTTAAACAGTAACGGTTATTTAATAAACAATGAGATTTGGTTTAATATAAATGCAGATAGTCCTGTTGTGTATTTTAGATTAGTATTACAAAACTTAGGTAATGGAAAAATAAGCACGAATTTTATTAGTTATTCAGATATTAATAACAATGTTTTAGTAAACATTCAAAGTGCCGTAAAAAGCTTATTTGATGTGCCAAACGGATTAGCTAATAACTCCACTAAGATTCAAATAACAATCACCGCTAACGAAGGAACTACAACTTCATTTATTAAAGATTTTGTTAGAGGTGGTAATAGAGTTAACGATACTAATCAAACAATATCACCTAATCAAACATTGAGATTAAATACTGCGCTTCCAGTATGGTCCGGATTTCCTGCTTACGATTATTTTTTGTCTTCATCATACATAATTCAAGAACAGAATTTAGCCGATGTAACTAATATAGATTATAGAAGAATAAGAGGTTGCAATAATATTTACTTAAAATTCCTAAATCAAAAAGGGGGATATTCTTATTGGCTTTTTGAAAGCTATTCTGAGAAAGAAGCAAACACACCTTTAGGCGAAACTATTACTGGTAAAAATAATATGCTTGATTTAGGTAGCGAAAGCAAAAGCGATTTACAAATTTATTCTAAAATACCAAGAGAGTACAGAGATTACGCATTTGATTTAATTGTATCTCCTGATGTATACGCTTATCAAAATGGATTATGGAAAAAGTTATTTATGAAGTCGAATAATATTGAAAGAGATAATATAAAAAGAGTATATACGGTTAATTTAAACATTGATCTTAATTATAGATTTAATCCTTCTTTGTTATGGTCGAATTAATTGTAAACAATAATAAAATTGAATTACCAAAAGATTCAAATATAAAATATACAAAGCAAATATCAGATATATTTGATATTGCCAGTGTATCAGTTTCTTATACCAATACATTTGATTTTGAAAAAACACCGGCAAATACTCAATCAATGCAACAGCTAGGTATTTCAGGAGATAATTCACAAATACCTTATATTAAAAATGATGCTCAGTTAAAAGCCGACGGTTTTGATTTAATTTCAAAAGGATGGTTTAATATTCAATCTACTGATGACAATTATAAAGGATCAATACTCAACGGAATGGTTGATTTTTTCAAGGCTATTGAAAATAAAACAATGGGTAAAGACTTGAATCTTCAAAACTTCAATCATGAAAAAATATTAAGTACTGTTGTAAATAGTTTTAATAATATTTATTATAATTATCTTATTGCAGATTATGGCGGTAAATTGGTTTATAACGAAGGTATTAATATTGACTACCA